TACCTTCGCCTTGTGCATCCCACTGCTTGAAAATAATTTGTCACTCTTTTGTCTGTTGCATGTCCAGTGTGCCAGTTGAAGATTATCAATGTCACTTGGATGTCCTCCTTTTGCAACCGGAATGATGTGATCGATACACGGTGATAAAGGATGCGGATATTTATAACTAAAATCTACCGGCTTTCCGCATATTCCGCACACTGTTTGAGTTGCGTATATTTTCTTTTTGTTTCTTTCGAACTGCTTACGGTGAGACCCATCACGATCTAATCTTTTAATTGCCATTTGTAAACCTTCGCTTTCATACATAAATATTTCCTTCTTCACGAAAAACAAAAAGAAACCCTTTCGAGTTTCTTCTAACAAAGTGTTGATAGTGTAGAGTTCTTTCATACAACTCTACAGTATATACTATACCACCTTAAAGCCGTGCAGAAAGTATCATCATACTAATTTTTTTAAAATATTTGTAGCTTTTCTATATAGATTGCAATTTTCTTTTATCTCATATTCTTTCATAAGCTCACGATAATCAATCTTCTCAATATACATTTTTCTGATAAAATCTTTGTCTTTTTCGTTTTCTATCGATTCTACATACGATAATACTGTAGCTATTCTTTGGTTCCAGTGTGCTAAATTACTGAAATAGATAGAATTATTTCCTTTAAGCCATAAAATCTTAGCATTCTTAGTATCTTTGATTTTATCCATAATAGAATTTATTTGACTAGACTTATCTACTGCTTTAGCAACCGCAATATCTTCTGATGTGTTAGGACTTTTAATATTTTTTAACTGCTCCTCATAATTTTTAATCTTTTGATCATAGTAATCTAAATTATTATAATACCATGCCTCTAGATTATCATGTTGCTTAATATAGTTATGGTACTGCTGCATTTCTGATTTGATTAACGATACATTGATTAATCTATCTACTTCTCTTATTTTCTTTTGTTCTTTGTTAAACACCATACTTAACCTCCTTTAAACGCGCAATATATCCAAGATGTTATATTGCATTTATATTTTCTCTCTAATCCCTTGCTACATAAGCGATTAGAGAGATTTTTTAATCAAAATAGTTTTTATTAAATTTCTGTTCTTTTTATAAAGATATAATCATCTTTTTTTATTGCATCCTTAATTAAAACTACGGTTAGTTCACCTGGGTCAATAACAGTACCTCGGTTTGATGTTTTTACTATAAAAAGATGTGTTTTATCATCTTGTACAAGTAATTCATCAAAAATGCTATTTTTATCTATAATTTCATCTTTATATTGCTTTTCGCTTTTGTTCATTTTCTAAATCCTCCTATGTCCTTAAATCTCTCTTATTGCTTAATTCGTAAGCGACCTGATTATCTTTGTTATAACCGATTGGGATAATGGATTTAGGACCGCTTCTGTTTTTTTCGATAACTAGATAATAATCTTCTGCGCAGTCTTTTTCGTTCTTCCAAACAAATATAACCTTGCTTGCACTTTGTTCCAGCTCACCCGAATCTCTTAACATTGATAAATTAGGCTGTTTTGCATTTTTAGTTGCTTCTCTGTTTAATTGACAAAGTCCAATAATCGTACAGTTGTTATCCAAACTCATTTTTCTTAGCTCCTTGGCTACTTCTGTCATTTTTTCATAACTGTTCTTAGCCCGTACACCAATAAGCCCTACATGGTCCACAAACACTATAAAATGCTTATCGCTTTTGTAGCTCATAATAAATGATCTTAATTTATCCAACGTCGATGAATGATTGATAATATCAATATGTCTTTTTGAAATATCATCAATTGCAGAATTAACAACATTCATATTTTTTTGTGGCAATGTTTCATAACTCTCTAGCATTTTTTGATTTAATTTTGAATTGATAGAAATGAGCCTTTGATACAGCTCCTCTTCTACCATTTCGAAATTGAAATATACACAAGGATAATTACGAGATAGATCATCCATCAAATTTATAGCTATACCTGATTTACCTACTCCGGTAGCACCGGCAAGTATAACAAAGTCATTTTCCTTTAAATTAAGCTTCTTTTCTAAATTACTAAACCTTGTAAATTTGATATTGTTCTTATGCTTGGTAATCGAACCCTTGAGCAGTTCTTTAGTCAAACGAGTAGATGAATATGATCCTAAAGATGTAAAACTGTTTACATCTTTATAAAATTCATCGATATCAATCTCACCGATCTGCATTTTTTTAGCAGTTGCTAATAAGGCTTTCTTTTTATACTCCTTAATCGCGTAATCCTGATACTGTTCAAATAGAGCAGTTGTTGCGGTACTTGTAGAACAGGCAATAACAAGATCAACATCAATTCCCTTTACTGCTAGGATATCCTCTAAAATAATAGTTTTATTTTCCTTATACGACTTTTTTATAGCAGTAAATATATCGCGATGCTTCTTATCGAAATATGACGGTTTTAGAATAGTTAAATCCAGAAGCTGCGGTTTAACAAGAAACATACCGATTAGATCATCCTGATAATTATTCATATCCGCTCATCCATTCATTATCATCATTTGTATTGTTTTTAGAAACTGTACTGATTTCATCTTCCCATCTTTCGCCGTTAAGCCATGTAGAAGCATGAGGGATAAATCTTTCATTCTGCCACTGTTCTGTCTCTTTATAATCAACAACTGCGCTTAACATCTTTTGCAGTACAGTTTCATCGGTACATTTTTTAACAAAAACATCAAATGCTTTTTTCTTGTTCGTATGTCTGGGATATACACTCCAGAATCTTTTAAATGCATCATTTTTATCAAATTTTGCACTATATATATTACTAGTATTATATTCTATATTATTAGGGAACATTTTGTTACTACCCCCGGAACATTTTGTTACTGGTAGCAACTCAGGAACAACAGCCTTATATTCACAAAATTTTACTCCATTTATAACATTTTCTTTTTTTATTATAAGTCCATCTTCCAATAGTTTTTTTAAGCATCTTGATACATTTTGGACTGTAGAATTAGTCCATTCAGCAAGATATTGACGACTTCCAGTATACGAATCATCACCATTTTGAGAAAAACCGTAAATAATCGCATAAGTAAGCAGTGCGTTGCCTCTTAACTTTAGATCTGAGACCATCCATCCTAAAATTGTTATGTAATTGCTTTGTCTAACTTTAGTCTCCATCATTACCACCGATCCTGTTTTTTAATCTCTGTATCTTTAATTCAGCATTGACCTTTAGTTCAGTTTCATCGATACCGAAAATAAATTTAAGCTGTTCAAGCATTATGTAGACATCTGTCATTTCCATAGCTATATCACTTCTATTCTCTTTACCTCTGCGGTCTTTAAGCAGCTCCTTTGTAAGTTCGCTCATTTCCTCTATGGCCATATCGACCTGAGGACCGTTCCCGTAATGTTCCAGGGCATCAAGCATTATATTAATTTGGTTTGTGTTAAATTCCATGCTGTTTCCTCCATTCCTTAAATAAATATCTGATTCCCAAAACAAGAGACAAAATAAACGCAGTAAGCATTATCAAAAAAAATACTAATGCCGTCTGTTTAGATGTCATCTTGCATTACCTCAGCCATTTCAAAATTATATTTTCCCCCACCATAATTGCGCTCTATTTCTAATAATTCATCATTGATTATCTTTCGATACATATTTAATCTTGATTTACGTGTTTCCCGTGATACTTTTCCGTTTACTTCATAATTATCGCTTCTTTGTAATTCGTCTTTAAATTTATCAAACATACGTTGGGCTATTGCAATATTAATTAGAAATTCATTTTTAATATGTACTTTATTCATTTTCAATAACCTCGCATTTTAATAGTTCTTCAATTAACATAGGAGATTCATTCTCCCATTTAACAAATTTAAATAATTCAGCAAACACGGGTGTAGTTCTATCTTCGTAATCCCAATCATTTTCGGCTTTCCATGGTTTATTTGAATACAAATACAAGTTGTTATTTTTATCTCTTGCAATAAAGTTGTATCCATTTTCCTTAGCAAACTTTAAATATTCATATTCAAATTTTGATAATTTAACAGTTTCTTTATATTCTTCTAATAAATCCATAAGTGACAGCTTTAAGCAATCTGAGCAATCTATACCTATTCTATAACAGGTATCATCGTAATTCTGATTTGTTGCAATCCGAGATAAATAACATTGCAAATCCTCACCGGAATTCACCGTATCAAAATTTTTAATTATATCTTTTATTCTTTCAATTTTTAACATTTTTTGTCCTCGTCTTTCCGGTTTCAACACCTGTAAAAAAAGTTACATAATCCCTAAGAGTGTCAATTTTTTTGATAGATAACCTAAATCGTTTAAACTCTATAGCCATCAACACTCTTGGCAATTTTTAATCAATTAAATTTCTAAAAAAAGTTACCGTTACCCCGATTTACGTAAAATCACACTTTCAGGGTACTTTTTTATGCATCTTCAAAATCATTAAATCCTAATTCTATATACTTATCAGGGTCTATTTCTTTAAGCAGTTTTTCAAATTCCGGCTCACTGTATTCCTCGATAAAAGGTTTATAAGATGGCTTCTCTTTTACATAACCGTGAATGAAATAATTGTCTTTATTTGTTTTGTATACATCTATGTCATACCATTCATAAAAATTCATTTCACCAAAACTTGATATTTTTCTTTTATGCATGAAACTGTATATTTTTTCAGCTTTTTCAGTGTCATACAGCAAATTACCTATTATCTTTTTCATCTAAATCACTCCAATCTAATATAATTTCGTTCCACAATAAAAACAGTATTCAAACAACCCTGGATCAACATCGGTCAATTCATCACCACATGCAGGACAAAACTTTTTTCCCTCAATCATGCATGGCTCTTGAGGTTCTTCTCTTTTTAACAGTCTTTTATTTTCCCGCTCCAGTTGTTTGATATAGCTTTCCATTTTGACCGATTTATCGATTAATCCCTTTATAGGTTTTAATACCTCATGTACATCACCCATACGTAAAACAGCTTTTGCATTGCTTCCCTCATATGCATTCATTTCTAAAAAAACTATTGCTTGTTCTAATGTTATTTCTTTATTTTCCATTTTTATCCCCTATCCAATAACGCTTAATTTCATTAAAGACGTGTGTTTTGAAGTGTCCTAATGGTCTTTCTCTAAAATAACAAATGAACAAGTAACCTACTAATTCCTGCTTAACAGCAAAAATAGAATTACAGGAACATCCTATTTTTGTAGTTCCAATTCTTAACGTTTCTGTTTGTCCTTTATCGCTAACAATATAATCATAGTCTTCTATTCCAAATGCCGAACATATCGGTTTAATTTCTTTTAGCACCTCGATACGTTTTTCTTGAAGATATTTTAAGTAATCATTCATTTTCATCATCCTTTTCTTTCTGTCCTAAATAATCAATAATTAAAATCGTTATTATTGCTTCTGCTGCGATGGTCAGGATTACACCTAACCAAAAGTCACTTACTATCATTTATGCACGCCTCCTAAGTAAACTGCTTCTCTATCATTTTCCGCATCTTCTTTACCCCAACAAATATACAGGAGTGTCACATTAGGTTCATCGTGGTTATACATCTTCATAAGTGTTAGAAGATTACCACCATTGGCATAGTATTGATATCCAAATGTTTTTCTTAAACTGTGCATACCAAAAGTAAAATCGATGCCCACTTCCTTTGCATTTCTAGATACAATTTTATGTGCACGCTGTCGCGTTATAGGATAAACGTATTTCTTACCGTTCTGAACCTTCTTTTGTCCAAGAAACAAATAATCATAGTCTGTTAGATTGTTTCTATTTATGTAATCCAGAACATCATTATGCAGTTTCTTATTCATCTTAAAATTTTGCATCTTAGCGGTCTTATTTTCCTTTATATGCACGTATCCTTTTTTTACGTCTATTACCCTTAGTTGAAGTAAATCTTCGGCTCTGAAAGCTGTATTAAAGCCTAACATGCACATCATCCAGTTACGATCAGCTTGGTATTTTTTGATTGGCGTTTTTGCTTTGTCTCTTTTCCTTAGAAGATTGAACATAAATTCATCAAGCTGCTTTTTGTCTTTTATTGGTAAGGTTTCATGCTGACCGCCAAAATGCTTTATTCGTCTTGCCAATTTATCACCCCTTTGGTGCAATATAACCTAAATATTATATTGCATTTATATTTTCTCTCTAACCCCATATGTACCAACGGATTAGAGAGAATTTTTAATAAAAATAGTTTTTATGGTTTTCTATCCTCTAAATTTACTACTCCTTTTAATCAAGCCATTTATTATCTGCTGCTATGAATCCAATCACTGAACCTATCGTTAAAATTGTCCAGATTATTCTAAATACGACTAATGATGTGTCTTCACTGGTTAAACTTTCTACAGCATCATTTATTTTTTTGTTTTTATAAAATTTTGAATTATCTTCGATTGTATTATTTTTGAATGAAGTAAAAATGGTACCTTTATATTTTGTCTTTAAAATATAATATTTATATCTTATTGTTCCAGATTCATGAATTGTCTTTAAATACCTGCTTTCAGGCATATCTATCTTATTATAAAGAAACATATGATCATAAAATTTAATTTTTTTACTATGTTTAGATTCACGGCTTACAGTATCCCACGTCCAATATGTTTCGGTTCGACATGTTCTGTTTTTGCCGCTCCCACTACAAACCGTTCTAGTATGCATAGTGTAATGTTGTTCTACTTTTTCGATGTACATATATTTGTCACCAATTTCCGGATATGTAACAGTATCAACAGCTTCTAATGTAGAATATGCAAATGCATCCCCAACATTGGTATTGATACCATATTCAAACATTTCTTTATCTGTTACTTTCAAAGCACTTAAATACTGATCATCTTTATCTATTTTTGATTGCTCCATTGCTCCGTTTATTAACAAACCGACAAAAATCATTACAGCAAGTATTGTGATACAGAAAATCAATTCTCTGGCCTTTATCTCTATACCATTAATGGAAAATGCTTTCTTGTCCCATTTCATTTTATTCACCGAATAAATCTTGCGGAGCATCACTTGAAGCACTGTATTCTAAATATTTAAATTCTTTTTTTTCATATCCCACTAGCGATAAAAAGAATCTTTGCGGGAATTTCTTTACATAACGGTTATATGACTCAACAGATGAATTGTGATTTTTTCTATGCTGTGCTATTAAATTCTCTGTTGTTGACAGTTCGGTCATAAACTGTTGATAATTTTTATCAGCTTTTAAATCCGGGTATGCCTCAGCTGTTGCTTTAATCATTGTATTTACATTCTCAATTTCATCAGTGTTGCTCCGTGTTTCGGCTATTTCCTTTAGTGTTTCAGCTTCGTGCTGATCATAATTTTTGACACAGTCAGCAAGATTATAAACAAGATCGATTCTTCGCTTTTCTTGAACATTTATATCTGATAAAGTTTTTGATACTTTTTCCTCATATCCTATTGCTGTATTCGCTGTAGTCTGTATCCAGATAAAGCAGCATATAATTACCGAAATAACCCCTCCTACAATTAATAATAATGTTTTACTGTTTTCTTTAATACTTTTCATTTCTCTCAACCTTTTTTTTTTTAATATTCGAATCCACCAAAATAATAATGATCTTTGTGGATAGTAACTCTTGTAATTTTCTTCTTTTTAAATATCCTTCTAAACTGTTTTACTGCCTTTTTATAAGCTGTTTCCCTTGTTTCTGCATAAATAACTAAGGGTAGTACAATTACCTCACTTTCTATGTAAATGTTGTATTTAAACATCTTCTACAACGTAATATTTACCTTCCAAAACACCATTGTGGCACAACCATACGGGTAAATAGATCGGCTTTATTTTCAACAACCTGCTAAGCTCATCACTCCATACAGAACCGCAAACATTTGTAACATCATTAATATCTAGCAATAGATACTTAACCGGCGGTTTTGGCATAAATATCATCCCTTTCTAAAATAAACTTAACTGCTGAGGTTTATCTTTATGTTTTTTATCATAGAAATAAATCAATTCTTCATATGAATTAGTTATGATTGATTCATAATAATCATCATCAATTATGTATATATGTGCATTTTCTATATCGGCATCATTAAGATCAATCATAAAAAAGCATTCGGTACATGTATCATACTTTTTCATATATACTGCATTTTCAATTATGTCTTTAGCATATTTATCTGCTGGCTCTATATCTTCAACTCTTAGCAAATCATAACCAAATCTAACCGCTCGCATTTCTATTCTCCATCTCTTGCCCATCTTATCTTAAACATAGGCTTTTTGACCTTTCCGTTGCAGTAGTCCGAAACTGTCTGCCTGCTTATGTGAAGGGCTTTTCCTGCTTCTCTGGTACCCTTGTAAAAGCATTTATTTTCCATATCATATATAAGTCTCTGCATACGTGTTCTTCCGCCGTACAGTGTACCGAGTTCCTTTTTAGACACTGCTTTTAAATTAACTGCTGCATTGTCGCTCTGTACCTTGTTACGATGGATAATGTTATATCCTTCGGGAACCGTACCAATAAAAAGCTCATATACAGTTCTTGAAACCGGTGTTTCTTTACCGTAGACCTTTACAACCCACAGTTCCGAGCCTTTCCGGCGGCTTACCTTATACGGCTTCAAAAGGCGTTCCTTATGCCTGTATATCCGTTTTACGCGTCCGTACGATGAAAAATGATAATCTGTATCGCGGTACTGTTTCCACAGCTCTCCCTTAAGATTTTCTATCATTTCATTTTCGCCATCCTTGAAACAATATCACTTATGCAGGTCTGTTCTAGAAGCGTTTCATTTTCATAAAAATATGTAATAAACATTCCGATTTTACTCCACTTGATTTTTTCAACTATTTTATTCTTCTCATAATCCCATGTATTTCCTCTCATTTTTGTTTCAAAAACAACTATGCATGAACCGTCGTCAAGCGGTCTTGACTTCCTGTATCTGGCAAATTCTGAAACAGTGATGATTTCATAATTGTCTTCATTTTCAATCCATTGTTTTCTTTCATTATTGTTTTTTAACATCTATAGCTCTCCTTTCAGATAATCAATGTCATATTTACATTTGAAAGCATTTTTTCCTTTGCTTCCTTATAAAACTTCTTTTTTATTTCAAAGCCATAGCATGAACGGTTTAATTCTGCGCAAGCTCTTAATGTGCTTCCGCTTCCAGCTACCGGATCAATAACAACATCGCCCGGATCGGTATATATTTCGATAAGCCTTTTCAATACGCTTACAGGCTTCTGAGTTGGATGTATCTTTGGATAGCTTCCCCCCCTGTCCCACTCGAACCAGTCAAGAATCATCATTCCGTCATTGTTGAACTTTGGGAGTTTATCACGATACAGCACCAGAGCAACCTCCGTAGCCCCACATATCCGCATGTTAGCTTTTAAAACCTGCGATGATGATTTTTTAATGAAGAATAAAGGCTGTGCATGGTTGAATCCGAATTTCTTGGCATAATCCTTAATCTCGTTTAACTGCTGCCATGCGCAGAATATGATCATGCATGGAGCCATTCCTTTTTCTTTAGGCTCTTTTCTTAAAAGACGGGTACAGAACTGAAAAAAGTTGTATATCTTAAAATCATCATCAGTATCGAAAAACGTCTTTCCGGCTTTTTCACTTTCCCCGTTTCTGTTGTCGCCATTGATATACCAGTCAGATCTTGAGCCGTATGCGTTTATCCCGATGTTGTAGGGAATATCGGCAATAATTAACTGCGCTCGCGGTATCTGATAGCGCTTGGCATTTTCAAAGTGATCATTGTATAATTCTATTTTTATATCCATAAAATTCCTCCTTTTTCCTAAAAATGGTGCAAATAAAAACAGTACCCTAAAAACACTGTTAAAAACCTATATATTTTTTATTATCCCGACAATAAAATCGAGAATGATCCCAGAAGCTCCCGCAGCTATAAAACCTACCAAAACAATAATTAAAACGATTGTATAAAAGCCTCTGGCATTAAGCCTGTTAATGTACTTTTCCATTTTCAATATCCTTTATCAAATTATCGACAAGATATGAGCTTATGCAAGCAATTGAAGGATATGTAGATTCTTTACAAAGAGAAAATCCCGCAGCATCCGGATACGCTTCGATAAGCTCCTCTAAAGTGTTAGAATCAACAACGCGTTTTATTTCATTTAAACGTTCAATAATTTCTTTTCTTTCCATTTTTGACAACCCCTCTCTATTGTTTTATAATACTTGTGGTTTCATTATTTAGCTGCTACTGGACATAGCAGCTTTTTCACGTTCCATTTTTGCGTACTCATGTATCTGCTTCTCGGTCATATCAATATAATCTAAAAGATGAACCGGTTTAATATATACACGTCTCCCGCTAACAAGCACTGTCTTGCCGTTCTTTTTTATTTTTTCAATAATTTCATTCTTTATTTTTGTTGCTTCTTTATATCCGCATGGGATAAATGCCTGTATTTCCTGAGTATTGGCATGTCCCTGAAATATAATTTCTTCTCTTATATTATTTATATTCTCTTTCGTTTTACGCATTGTTACTGCTCCTTTCCACAAATTTAATAACCGACCAGGCTATATGTTTTATGCTTAGTTAACCGACCAAGGTTTTTAATGCTATAATTTATATATCGACACTGCCATGTCGAAATTCAAATGAAAGCAAGGTGAATAATATATATGAATAAAACATGTTTTTTTGTATCACCTATAGGCAATGTAGGCAGCGAAATTCGAAAACACTCAGACATAGTATTAAATCATTTAATAAAACCTGTTCTAAATAAATTTGATATTAAACTAATTCGAGCTGATGAAATAACTTCAACTGATAAATTAGATCAAAATATCTATAACCACTTGTATAATGACGAATTAGCAATTGTTGATATAACAGGCTATAATGCTAATGTATTTTTAGAATTAGGATATAGGTTGGCTTTGAATGAACATAAGCATAACTCCCCTTTTATCTTAATAAGACAACAAACTAATGATAGAATACCTTTTGATATTTCAACTTATCCAGTTTATGACTACTCGTTGTCAGATTTAAATTTAGTTGAAGATTTCAAAATAAAACTTACCCAGGTAATAAATGATATTGACTTTACTAGAGCAAAGCCCGTAACATTGACAGATGCTAAAGGTAATCCTTTAAAAATAAAACTTTAAAAAAGATACATAAGAATACTACTTTCATTTAATTTTTCAAAATTTGATTGTAGTATTTTTAAATTCTTTTTTAATTGCTTATATGTTTCTTCATCCAATACTTCAATCATTTGATTATTCAATTCATTTATTGATTTTTCTAATTTTGCTAATTTTTGTGGATACAACTGTATTCCCTTGCATATCAACACCGCATCCCCATTTTCCGGATTAATAGCTTTATCATTGTTTTTTTCTAAGTTCCATGTACTAGAATTCATATTTCCTTTTGGCTCAATTGGTTTTATATCCGCATTTTCATAATCAAAAAATCCTTTTCTAGACATCTAATTCACCCCATTCACGCTTGAAATTTCTATCTCTAGGTTATGATCCGGACGCCAACCGCTTAAATATTCTTTTGCCTTTTCGAAGTCTATCTTTAGGGTATCGCGGTAACTTGGAATTTTGAAATAATCCTTGTAATCACGCCAAAGTTGACAGAACACCTTATGATGAAGCTCTAAATATGCCTGACTGTCTTTACCTCCCAAGACTCTAACTGCTGTTGCACTCGCTATTTTTCTTAGTGTGTACTGCTTTCTACTGTCTACGGTAGTTGTGTTTTCTAGATTAGTTACACGACTATCGATAACCTCAACTCTATCATTTGTCTGCTCAGTAGCTTTAAACATCAGCTTAAGAGCAGTCATTGGATCATCAGGAACTTGATATGCACCATATTTTCTAATAGATGGCAGAACTTCATTTGTTACCCATCTTTTAAATTTTTTAGCAGTTGGCAATTTACTGGATAGTATTAAACTGTATAAACCTGATTCATTAATAATTACAGTATCTTGTGTGCCACCTTGGGGGTGAACGATTCGTTCAGTCCTTTTATCATCTTCATCAATATGATCTCTGATGGCCTTTTGCGGATTGCTATAACCTAGAATCAAAGCAACATCTTTTCCAACAAAACATGGTTCATTATTTATTAATAGACTTCTCACTTCTCCAAATTCATCATTTTTAAATATTTGTAATTGATTCATTTAAAATCTCCTTTCATTCTTTTGAATCTGTTTTGAATAAATCATCGATTGATACATCTAAGGCAGAGGCAATCATTGGTATATGTTCTGGTCTAATCAATTGTCGATTACATAACATATTACTAAAATTTCTTTCATTGATTTTGCAACGGTTTGCAACTGCTTTTTGTTTCAATCCTTTTTCATTGATTAATTTTCTAATATTTTTAGAAAGTACAAGTTGTGTATTCAAATTATTACCACCTTCTTTTTTACAAGTTTCTTGTAGACAAATAAAATATATCACACTTTTCTTGTAACCACAATACTTTTTTACAAGATTTTTGTAATTTTTGTATTGAGTTTGTAAGAAACGTTGATATAATGTGTTTATAGGAGGCTATATTATGAGTTTAAATTCACGTATAAAAGAAAGAAGAGAAGAATTAGGGATGACACGAAATGAGCTATCTGAATTAATCGGGGTTACCCCTTCAGCAATCGCAAACTATGAAAACGGGGTTAGTTATCCAAAAGTTGAGTTGCTTTTTAAATTATTTGATGCATTAAAATGTGATGCAAACTATTTGTATCAAGATGATATGCAATCACTAAATGAAGAATTTTCTACTACACTTAAAGAAAAACATATAATAAAACAATACCGCAATCTCGATGTTCATGGTGTTCAAGCTGTTGAATCTATTTTAAATATTGAATATGCAAGATGCGTCGCAGAAACACAGGCTATTTATGAGTCGACAGTATTAAAACCTGCTTACCAGTGCGGTCTAAGCGCAGGTACTGGCTTATATGCCTTTGATGATGTACCAACAGAACAGATAGAAGTTCCAATTGATTTTAAAGACATAGACTTCGTTATAAGCGTTAGTGGTGATTCAATGGAACCGACTTACCGTGACGGTGATAAAGTAATGATAAAAAAACAGCGTGATATTAAGATCGGTGAAATTGGGGCATTTATGGTTAATGGTGAGGCATATATAAAAGAGCTTGGTAACGAATGTTTGATATCTCATAATAAAAAATACGCACCGATTCAGTTTAACGAATCAATGCGTATAGACTGTATTGGAAAAGTTATAGGAAAATTATAATTTTAAGGTGATATTATTTAAAGGCGGTGATATGAATGGGTATAATGAATTTTATTAAAGAAGCATTGAGAGAACCAACTAAAGACGAACTAACATTTACAAAAATAGAAGAAATTTATAGTACATCATATTTTCAACCACAATTAGAAAAGGTTATTTCAAAATCAATGCCCATAAACAATGAATTTATATTAGAAAAATTTCCAAAAAACATCTCAACTGTATGGAAATATAATGTATATTATCCAAAAAATGTAAGATTTGAAAAAGATGATAAAAATGAACACGATAAAAACGCTGTTAAAATAATAGTTGATAATACACAAATTGGATATATACCAAGTGAAAAAGCTCATAAATTTAGGAAATGGCTTGATGAAAAAAGAATATATAATATAAATTTAAAAATCAGTGGAGGAGAATACATTAAAAAATTAGATAAATCTAAAGAATGTTATAAAAGTTCTTATAATTATTCTATAAAGCTCCATTTGTTAATAAAAAAATAATAAAAAGACCACTGCTGGTAACAGTGGTCTAATGAATGATACTGGTAATATCATTCGAGCATAATAAAAAATTAACTTGGTCGGTTAACACTTTTTATTATGCTCCCATTATAACATATGAAGGGAGTTTTTTACAATGCCGGTTTACAAAGACAAAGAAAGAAATACATGGTATGTTTCTATAAATTATACTGATTCATTAGGACAACATCATAAGCATAAAAAAAGAGGATTTAAAACTAGAGAATTGGCTTTAGACTATGAAGCTGCTTATCGAATATCTGATAAAATAATAAAACAGCAGATAACTTTTAAACAACTCATAAATGATTTTATCACTTATAAATCAACTCGGGTAAAAGCAAGATCACTTAAAGATTTTAAATATCTTATAAATAAACAGTTAATGCCTTACTTTGGTGAAATGGTAGTTCAAAAAATAAATATACCAGTCATTGAAGATTTTCAAAATGAGTTATTAAAGAAAAATTATTCAAACAGCTACACTAAAATAATTCAATCAATGCTGAACCGATTATTAAATCATGCAGTACGCAGAATGATAATTGATAAAAATCCGTTTGATTATGTTGAATTTGTTCGTCATGAAAACAAAAAGAACAGTAGTAAAATAAGATACTGGACCTATGAAGAGTATAAAGCATTTAAAACAGTTATTAATGACCCTGATGACAGATTATTTTTTGATATGCTTTATCATACTGGAATGCGAATAGGAGAAGTGCAGACAAGAAAATGGAGCGATATAAACTGGATCAATAGAGATATTTATGTACATGACAACTGGGATGAAAAGAATCATTTATTATCAGAAGATACAAAAAACGGCAAGCACAGGCACGTTTTATTAAACAAGATATTAATTAAGGGATTAAAGGAAAAATACGCCAGAGATAAAAATATTGACGGTTTTAATGACGACTGCTTTATCTTCGGAATTTATGATGTGATTTACCAACAGTATTTTACACGCCTAAAAGATTCATATATATCGTTATATAATGAACTACATAGCGACAGACCACTTAATCGGATTACACTTCATGAATTTAGGCACAGCCACGTTAGCATTTTGATAAATAGTGGGGTAAAGAGTCTAACAATTGCAGAAAGACTTGGACACAGTAAAGAAATGGTGGAGCGTGTTTATGGTCATCTTTTCCCTAGTGAACGTCAGGAAATTTTGAATGTCATAGATGATTTAGAATAAAGTCATAAATCCATTTTGAAAAAAAATCGTGCCACGACCGTGCCACGAGCTTATAAAAAAAGAAAAAACCCCTTTGGGACAAGGGGTTTCTAATATCTGTATTCTATACGGGAAAACCATTTTAATGTTTTATTTATCATAAATACTTTATTTTACTTAGCCTAATTTTCATTTATTTCCCCCTATTTATTAAAATAATTATCTTTTTATTCCATAATCGTTCCACGGTTTTTAATTTTTAACCAAAAACGCTTTACATACGTATATACGTATGTTATAATAATATTGTAAAGAAAGGAGGTAATTAAGTTGTGGATAAGAACAATTTAAAAGACTTACTCGATATTGTATATAAGCTAATTCAACTTGCAATCGCTTTAGCAACATATAATATCTACCGTAAGTCTCACAAGGGGAAGTAATTCCCCTTACCTATAATATATTATACCATAACTTAAAACAATATCTATGAAAAGTGAAAAAATTTTAAATCTCTTGATCGGTCTTATTCTAATAGATTCTATACCTGATTTGCTTGAATTCAACAACTCACTTTTAGGAATCGTAAAATTAATCATTAATATATTGACAGTTTTAATTTGTCTTTATATTTTAAAAGAGGTAAACAAGAATGAATGAACGGCCACAGGAAAAATACGACAAAAAAAATATGGCTTTTGTAAATGCCAAATACAAAAAGGAATTTGTGCTGGAATTTAAAGAAGCTTGTAAATCTTTAGGAATCACACAAAGCGAAGTATTTCGTGAAGCTATGATTAAAACAATTGAAAGAGCAAAAAAACACCAGATTATTTAGATCTAGTGTTTTTTTCTGTTTTAAAAATCAACTTAACATATACATTGATGTATCCATCTGTAAATCTGCTGCTGAAATTAACCTTTTGAATCATAGCAGAATAATCCACTTTATCTTTTAATAAAGCTGATATATTTTCTGAATAATATCTAGGTACATATCCTAAGTGATAGCATTTTCCATCTTTTTTTAAAATAATTTTAACAGCATATTTATCATACTTATTATCCGGTTCTAACTCAAATAACAATTTATCATTTTTTTTAATTTTATCCTTATTGTCCTCAACATCCGTAGAATGACTTGTACCAGCAATATCAAATTCAATTTTATTTTTATCGAATGAAGGTACAAACTCAAAATTATCTGTAAGCAGCCTTCCACGAGTTGCTTTTAAAATTTCTAATTTTGACGAATTGTCTTCTAAATCATAAGAATTTAAAACTTGCAAATAATCAGGTCTTAAAGGATTTGGTAATCTGGTTTCTATATTTGCAAACAGTTTTTCACTTGTATATGTCTTTTTAATATCTTTAAAACCTGGAAAACAGTCAAACCCTTCTTGCCTAGCATCATCAAGTTCCGGGTTGACATAGTTGAATGTATATTTTTCATTCTCATAAGTCAAAACACCAATTTTATATCGCCTTCTCTTTTCCGGGTGTTTCCAAATCAGCCACATTTCATTTTTCATTACAATCAACTCCTATCAATCATCTTTAAAAGTATGTCTCTGCGTTTAACTAAATATAATACTATATATTCTTTATGAATATCAGATAATAAATCATCTGGTATTTTCTCTACTATTTCTTTTATAATATCATCACTCAAACGCTCTAATTTAATTATTTCATCGTCTATAAATTCTTTATTTTCTTTATATAAAAATTCAAGCAACTCAAAATGCTTATATAATTTTTTATTATCTTCTTTATAAATAGATGTTTTGCTTCTTTTAATATATGCATCAAAACTCTTAGTACCGGTATAATAATCTTTAGCATACACTTCATCTTTAAAATTTCTCAGCAAGCTGCATCCATTATCGTATAAAGGTGACATCTTATACCTGTTTTTCGTTTTTTGTATACCCCAATTTTCTTCATGTCGATCTTGTTCTCCTATTAAAGCATCAAAAATCATAATTTTAATAAAATTATTAAATAGTTTTTGATCTAGACTATCTAGTGTTTTTTTTATGTTAGAGATAGTATAAAACATTTTTCTGGGCTGATTATCATGATTTAAATATTCAAGTGCATCTGTATGTTCCACTGTGTTACCATCAACAAACAAATAATTGAGAACTCCCAAGATACCTTCTTCATCTCTAGCTAGTTCGATTCTTGCACAATCATATTTAAGAATTTTGGCTATCTCGTAGCTTAATTTTTCTGAACATGCTTCACTTGTTATATAATCCGCTCTCTCATATTTAAAAAAAGCCATTTTTTCATCATCAAAAACAAGTTTTTTTACGCGCGATCCTTTTGCATTAATATTTTCTTCAGCAAATCTAAAATCCTCAATTGCTTTTTTAATGACATATTTTTTCATTTAATCACCTTTTTCAAACATTATAATATCACACTTGCAAAATTTTTGTTGGAAAAACACAATAAATATTATAAAATTAAACAAAATAATTCCATTAAACATCAATTTTTAGATTTACTTAATTAATTATAGATAAAAAAACACCAGATCTTTTAGACCTGGTGTCAAACTTTATTCATCAGAATAAACTCCCATCTGATTTTGGAGCTCCTCGGATAGTTCAAAATATTTTTTATACTGCCCTTGATAATAATCTCTATCGCATTTAGTATCTTGTAATTCTTGTTTTGTTAATTCTAACCTAACCTCTAAATTACGTTTCTGATAGTCCTTATAAAGAGTAGTGAAACTTAAACCAAATACAGTTAGAAAGAGAATAAAAATAGTAGCATTGATAGTGTCGAATTTCTTTTTAAACATAATATTAAACCTTTTTTAAATAATCGCCACTTACCCATCCGCTAGGAATACGAGCAAATCCGTTTTTCCATTCTTTTACAGTAACACGCGTACCCTTGTTTAGACATCCATCTTTATCATAATCATGTTTTTTTGCATCTGTACTAAGCTCTGCATATGTCTTACGTGGATAATTTGTCCCAGGGCCAGTACGAACACTTAAATCACTGGCAGTTACTTCATATGTTCCTAGTGATTTTGATGCATTAGAGGGCTTATTTTGGCTTGTAGAAGAACCATTAGAAACAGCTTCACCAGAGATATATCTATTTCCATTGTAATAAGCTGCTAACCATCCTGATGGTGTTCTGATCCAAATATCATCACCGTTTTTTGCAACTTCTAAGCATGAAACTCTAGTACCTTTATCTAAAGCCCCATCTCCATCAGCATCATGTTTTCTACCGTCTACAGTTAATTCACTGTGAGATTTAGCTCTATAGTTTGTACCAGCTCCTGTTCTAACTTTCAGTTCAGTTTGTAATGTATAAGTCTTACCAGTTGTATATCCTTCACTGGTTTGTGGTTTAGTAGGTTTTACAGTGTTGCCATAACTAACATTTACATTACCATTTGCAATGCAGTCAGCAACATCAGCTCTGAAATCATTCATTGTATATCCTACAAACTTCCACCAGTGATCTGGATCACCGTGATTAGAAGCAACACCCTGTGAATGACCTTCTTTATGTGAAATAATGTCATTAGCATTTAATCCATACTCTTTACATAAATGAGCATATAACTCAATCATATTTTTAATAGCAGCATCAAAATACGCTTTATCTGAATAATCAGCAGGTTCACACATTTCAACACCAATCATATTATCATTACCTGAACCACCGCAGTGCCAGCCTCTATAATTCCATGGCAAAGTTTGAATAACCTCTTTATCATCTACAAAAGCATGAACACATACTTGTCTACCAGCAGGTCTTGGAGTATTCCATGCTTTTGCAAAACTAGCAGCAGACACATTAGGACACGCAGTAGAGTGAACCATTAACTTTGTAACTTTAATAGTTCTGCCTGCTTTATAACATTCATTGTTTACTAAAAAGTTTTGTTTGATTTCCATTTTGTTTTTCCTCCTGAATTTAACTTAAAAGAGCGGAATCACTCCGCTCCGTTTTCTACTTTCAATGGAAGCTGCTGTACTTTGTTATATAATCTTTCTGCTGTTCCATTACCTCCTAAAGCCCTGTAGGGATTATAAAGGTAGTCCAGTTCCTTTAGATCATCAGCAGTAACATAACCGATTATCAGCAACCGCTCACAAAAACGAACGATACGTTCGTGAAGCATAGCACATAGCGCCTCTTCCATAACAATTTGTCTTTTAGTCTGGTCTAATTTCTCCTGCTCTCTTTTTTCTTCGAGTTTTTTTCGACTTTTCTTGCTGTCTCTGGAATTAGTTACAAGATACCCAACTGCAGCAGTTAAGACAATAGACCATGTACTCATTAAAAATTCTTGCATCAAGATCTGTTACTCCTCTTTTTTATTTTCAATAATTCGAGTAAAAGCCTGATGCAATCCGGTACTAGCTAAACCGCATACTGCGCCGGCTACAGCTGTTTCTACTGTTACATTTCCGGATACGATGCAGTTTAATGCAGCACCCTCAAAAAACACAACTGTAGGAATCCATTTATTATCAACGTCTTTTATCCATTTTTTAACAACATATCCAGTTGCTAGACATCCGGCCATTACGACCGGAACAAAATAATTCGAAATAAAACCTAAATCCATATTTTACCTTCTTTCCAGACGATTTTTATGCCATCCTGAGGCAATATAAAAAGACACATACTTCAGTGTCCTAATAACCAATTACTCTTAAAATATGTTCTTCCACAGCATCAACCGATGCTCCGTTAATAACCTGTGTACGACCTGTAAGAGTCACGTTTCTGCCACTAAAAGTCATTTGGCAGCGATAGACAGTAGTAACTCCGTTTATGGATTGTGTGCGTTCTAAATGCAGCTTACTGTCTTTAGATGGAATCATTGTATCCGAACACTGCCCCAAAGTAGGATGCGGACGCCACACAACTTCTATATAATCATAATTGATGTAATCATCATTTAAAGTAAAATTGCTTGTTGTATCACCGTTATATAAAACAGTTCCCAACAAAATTTTTTTACCAGTTGAATCTATAAGTTTACCCATATTCCCTCCTGTTTTTTAAATCATCCAACACTCTCGTCATAATATACCGCTTTATTCAGCTTTTCATTGTAATCATTGAGCACATCGATAACATTGTTAAACTGTGTTATAATCGTTTGAATTTCACTCCATACTTTTGCGATATCACCTGGGTCGCTCATATTCAGGTCAGGCGGAACTGTAATCTTTGTAGGGATGCTAACTGCCAATCAGATCACCCCATTTGAAACGTTCCTTAAGACTTCCCCAGGTTAAATTTTTCTTAATCCAGTCCCATGTGATTATATCAACCTGAACAACTAATCTTTCGCCAGGACCGACATTTTTTTTAGAAAGTGTTACATCATATATACGGTACTTTGCCATTTACCTCACCTCAATTTTAAATTTGTTTTTAATTATTTCATCAGCAATTTCATATACTGCTCTCATGCTGTAGCTTCCTGCTTCATCAAGTGCAAGCATAAATGTAAGATCATGTTCATCAATCGTACATTCTATTGTCTTTATTAATTCACCATATTGCAATATCTCTATATATGCATTTCTTATTACAAAGACATCACCTTTTCTGCTGTGCACATACAGTCTTATTTTTCTTATTTCGCCTTTCAGCATAGCTATTTCATCACACATGGCAGTACCTCCTTGACTGTGCATATATAGTCACTTTCAAAACAGATTTCAGAGCGGTATTTGATGATTGAAAGATGAAAGCACAAATTTGACGTATCAACCGTAAACATCGCAGTTGCTAAAAATCCAAGATTTCCAGCTTCATCATATGCATACAGATCCATTACATATTCACCGATAATATTGGACGGTACATTGACCGTCCAGCTATTATCATTCAATCTGTCAAAAATCACTTCAAAACTGTCTGTTTTTCCAATTACTCTTTCTACAGCCATATTTAAGCATCTGTAACCGTTACAGTGATGGTAAATGTCTTACCGCCGTCAACAGGGTTAGGAGTAATTACTACATCAGTGATTACGGGTGCTTTGGTATCAAGGGTAACTGTTCTTGAAATAACTGTTTCTTTGCCGGCACTGTCGCGTGCGGTAATAACAATAGTATTTGTACCTTCGGCCAAGGTTAATTCCTTAGTAAAAGAACCATTGCTTTCTACAGTAACATTTGCAGCGCTTCCAGAATTCAATTTGACCGTTACTGTTACCGGACTTGATGTAGCATCATTTGTAGTACCGCTTAATGTCACTTTAGGATTGTTTGTAATTAATCCCGCAGCAGGGCTTGCAATATTTAATGTAGGCGGTACTGTATCAACCTTGAACGATACAGATTTTTGAACTGCTGCATTGCCGTCGTTATCACTCGCATCAAAGTTAATTGTATGACTTCCATCATTTAAGGCAGTTCCTGGAGTATAAGAACACTCATAGCCGCCGCTTACTTTATTTTTAGTTATTCCGGATGTAATCTTAGAACCGCTGTCAATAATAATACTAATAGAATCCGGATTAACCCCACTGTCTGCATCAGTAACTTTCCATGTTATCGTAGGCTTGTTGTTTATTAGTGTAGCACTAGCACTAGGATAGGTTGGAGTAATTACAGGTGCAGTTCTTTCCTTAACCACAAGACGAAGTTTTGTTCCCAAAGTCGGATCATCAGCATCTACTGTAGTAATATTATTTGCATTATCAGTAGCTTTTACTGTTACATTGTAATACCCGTTTGGTTGATTAAAACTGGAAGTATTCGGCGCTGTTACGGTCGCTTCATATTTACCAGTCTGATTATTTAAATTCAATGTCGTTGAGACACCGTTAATAATTACCTGTACTGTTTTTAAACTCATTTAAATTTTCCTTTCTTTATTCTCTGTTTACATCTAATTTTCTAATTAAATCTTTAATATTTATATCGCCGGTATATACCGCTGCATTAAAAAGGTTAATTATAGCTTCTAAAGCTTCATGAAATGAAATAATATACTTAAACTGCCTGGTTACTTTAGTAATGTTTATTCCATCAATTTCAACCAGATAAAGAGGAAATTCATTCACCGTTCCACCGTTAAATGTATCACTCACAGTATGTTCGGGTATTTTCCCATCATTTCCGCCTTTTAAAACTCTAATATCATGTGTTTCTGTTACTCCATTAGTCTCAAAATGTGAAACTATCAGATCATATCTTTTTTGACCAACTATACCGTTTGAAATGTTTACTTCTTCATATGATCCGGGAACAATACGATAAAATCTGCCCTGATTGACAAAAAGTCCATCGTACAACTTTAAAATGTTGTTGCTTACAGTTTCGCATCTTATTTCTTCTCCATATTTAAATACTCCTTCATAGCCAAACCAGCAGTGATGAAGATAAGCATCTACCGAAGCCTGAACATTAAAACCGTTCAGTGTTATACTTTCTAACATTTATTCACCCACCTTGTATTCAAATTTACAGTTTGCTGCAATATCATTAACAGTTACTTTTAGTATTTTTTTAGTAATCTGTTCTTTAAATGAAAGCTCTGTAATTTCCTCTTTTGCACCTACAATATCAAACAATGAAGCATCATCGCTTGAAAATACAGCTTGAACGGTACTGCTTCCATTTTCTTTTTCCACTGCCTCTACAGCCCCTTCAATAAGTGAAGTTTCATCATCTTCACTCGAATTATCATACAGATATGTTTTTCTGCAAAGCCCTTTATAATCATCATTTTTTGATGATGACCACGTTTTATCACTTTGAAGGTACAGATTAACCCTTAACCGCTCTGTCAATTCACCTTTTCCTAAAGCGATGATATGGTTATAACTGCTTTCAGGAGTCTGTGCGATCATTGTTATACCATACGATTTATCATATTGAAGCAGTTCAGATAAATCAACAATTGGAATAGCCTGAATATGCACTTTTCCATCATGAAACACAATATCAAGTCTTGATGGAATATCTGCTTTATAAAGCATTTTTTCAAGCGCATCTAAAAGATTCAGATCTCTAATTTGATAATTAACATTTATATCACTCAAGCCAACATTATCTACAGTAAAAAGACTATCGAAGTTGTCTCCAATAAGCTCATTTATCACACTGTTGGCCTCGCCTCTTGCTACAAAATACGCCTGACCTTCCGGGGGCTGTATGTACTCTTTTTCCAACATTCCTCTAAATGTTTTTCCAGTAAAGACAATTACATTTTTTGATGTATCGACCTTTTTACTGTCAATAATTCCACCGAATTCACTTTCCGATGAGTAAAATATAGAACCTTTATTAAATGCTTTATCCCATGCATTTATCGAAATTTCTAAAGAATAATCATTAGTCGCAGTTTTGAATTTTCCAACTTCAAAATCAATAGACGTATTTTTCAAAACACCGAGCTCCGTATAGTTGGAATCCGTATATATAAATTTCATTATATCCATCTTGGTTCACCACGCTTATCAAATATAACTATTTCAGCTTTAAATGTTCCATTCCATGTTGCGATACTAAGACCGGATGGAATTTTTGTAAAAAAATCGCCTCGCGATTTATCTCTGAAATTAAAAAGATTCCTTTTTTCACCGTAATCTGAAAAGGCATATATTGTATTTTCCTCTGAGTTTATTTCCATGTACTCACCAGCACTTAATGTAGTATTCACCTGATAAAGTATTTCTCCTATTTTAATAAACGGATTACTGCATGGCCCGTAAACTCTTATGATAAAATCACTGTCTGCCGGGGAATCATTGATTATTTGAACTGCACCTTTTAAAGATGAATATACATACGGATAACAATAGCTGTACTGCTTTATACCTGTGTCATTCTTCGAATCACTGTACATTACCAGATTATATGTTTTTTCTTTAATCCAGTGCTGTTTTGGACAGTATATTCCTAATTCAATATTTGTTCTTGTCTGAATACCCGCAACACTTGTATTAGAAGATATTACATAGCATTTTATTTTATAATCCCCGTAATGAAGCGTTCCTGGTGTCTTAACTATACAATCATACTCAAATATATCGCATATTTTATTAAGCATGTTTTTTCTCTGTTCCAAACTGCCTTTCAATGTAAGAGTTATAGTATAAGTACAGTCACCCTTATCAATAACTGTAATATCATTTTCCTTGTTTGTATTCCATTTTCTCTGATGCAAATAACCGCTTGTTGGAAGTATATCGGCACCAATAAACTCCAGTACCTCATTTTTTGAATTTATATATTTTACCGTCATTCAAAAACAACCCCCAGTTCACGCAAAGCACGGGCAACTTCTCTATTGTTGAAATTCAAAACAGTTGTATCTTCTTTGTTTAAGATTAATTTCAACAGTTTAATGATTATTTGAAGCATACCGCTAAGCTCGCTGCTGTTTTCACTCATATTAATGTTACTGAATTCTAACCCATCAGCTGCGATATCTAGTGTATTTCTAGACAGCTTATCTATTTCATCGTAAACTTCATCAGCACTTGCTTCGATACCTACTGCCATTCCTTTAGGGAGATACTTACCAACCTCATCGGCCATTACTCTTGATGGAGAATGTATACCAAAAAATTTCTTTATTCCTCCTACAATACCGTCAACGAATCCGCTTATTTTATCTAGTATCCAGTCTTTAACGTTCTTGATTCCTTCCCATAATCCTTTAACTAAATTTTTACCGACATCTATCATTTTCGATGGAAGTGATTTAACACCGTTTACTACCCATGTTACAATTTTTCCAGCAGTTGTCTTTAGCCATGATCCCATTCCTGAAATACCGCTTCCCATTTGAGAAATAGCATTTTTCCCTAATGTAAACAGCTTACCAGGAAGAGAAAGTATCGTATTTACAATACTCTGAACCGCACCAAGTCCTTTTTCACCTAAAAATCCAAACATAGCAGAAATACCATCGCCTAAAAATGTCATTATCTGCCCACCTAGATTTAGCCACTGAAAAGCCATAAAAGTATCCCAGATTGCCTGTATAATCTGCGGTATATTAGCAACTAAAGTAGGAATCGCACTTAACAGCCCGGTAATCAGCTGCCATAATATTTCTGCCCCTTTGGCTAATATAGTTGGAAAATTTTCATTGATTATATTTGCAAAAGTAGAAATTATAGTAGGAACGTACTGTATTAAAATAGGTACAGCACTCACTATTCCACTTACCAGCCGGCTTAACAGGTCAAAGCCCATATTAATAAATTCAGGTGCTTTTTGAGCTAAACCGACACCAAAATTTTGAACAAACTGTAAAATCCGTGGAAGCACCACAGGTATATTTTTTACAAATCCATCAACAAGCCCGCTAAGCAATTCGTATCCCTTTTGAGCCAGCTGAGGAACTGCAGCAACAAGAGCAGTTCCAAATCCCGAAACAATATTAAAAGCCATTGGAATTGCATTATCAAACAAAAAAGTTGATGCAGTTGATAGAAGATTTGACAGAGTACCGGTAACATCACCGCCAATAGCAACATTGCCTAAGAAATCCTGTGCAGCTGCTTTCATAGAAGCAAACGATCCGCTGAAAGTACTTGCAGCCTCCTTAGCAGTGGTTCCAGTGATTCCTAGATTGTCCTGGATAACCCCTATTGCAGTGTAGACATCCGCGAGATTACTTATATCATATTTTTGTCCGCTCAATTTCTGAGCATCAGACAACAGCCGCTGCATTTCTTCTTTTGTTCCGCCATATCCTAATTTCAGGTTATCAAGCATAGTATAATTTTGCTTTGCAAAACCTTGATATGCATTTTGGATATCCTGAATATTTGTACCGAATTTATTGGAATTGTCCGACATATCCCGCATTGCACGGTCAGCAGCAGCGGCGGCTTTTTCGGTGTCACCTTTAAGGCTTGAAATCAAAGAAGCAGAAAATGACGTTACATTTTCCATGTAGGCATTAGCACTTACTCCAGAAGTCTTATACGCCTCACTGGCATAAGCCTTCATTTTTTCTGCACTTCCCTTATAAAGTGTTTCAATACCACCTATGGACTGTTCAAGCGCTGCACCTTCCGTGAATGACGATGCAAGAACTTTCCCGATTCCAGCAGCAACGATTATCCCTTTAATTTTAGATGCGATTGAATTTCCGGCCTTTTCTCCAGCCTGATCCGCTTCATTTCCCATCGCATTTTCTAACGAACCCTTAATGCCGTTTGCCGAAGGTACAATCTGTACATATGCTTTTGCTAATTCTGTTCCGCTTGCCATACATCTGCCTCCTTCCCTAAAATTTTCAATTTTGCTTTTTCAAATTCTTCACCGCTTGAAAAAGATATATTTTCTTTAGCTTCGTTTTCAAACAGTGACTTAACGATCGATTTAGGCCTGTTAAATCCTTTCTGAGCATCTTTAGACTTTGTCCAGACTAATAATTTAAGGCTGTCCGCAATCACACCAAGAAGTACAGTTTCAAAAGGAACAGCAAGCCTGTTTTTTTTCATTTTTATTCTTGAATTTTCCCTCAGACCAACACAAAAAGTCGCGACCGTTAATACCGGAAGCGACTTATAATCAAATATACTGTATGTTTCAGCCAGATCACAAATAACTGCTGATTCATCAGTATTTATCATGTCGGCGAGGATAATTAGTTTTTTGTTTCTTTGCTTGAATCAATAATCGAAAAAATCTCCTCTTCCATTCTTTCAAGAGGAACTCTTCCATCCTTAGTCCTGCAGTGGTCTTTTAAACGATTATACTGTTTAATCCCTAACAGTCTTTTAGCAATACTAATCATTAAAATCGGATTTTTATCTACTTCTGCCATCATTTCAAGAAGTTCCCAGTCAATAAATTTTTCATTGATATTAAACTTAAACCCTGTTTTTGATTCACCTTTAATCATCTAGCATTCTCCTTATTCAGTATTTTTTACTAAGTATTCATAATGTGTTGCACCGTTTTGATCCGGAACGGCTGCAACAGTACATTCATAACCGACTGATTCATCATCTTTATAAACAATATCACCAATTTCAGTTACCGATGCGCACGGAACTACAATTCTTTTTAAAATCCCGCCTTTTAAAATCATTTCAAACACCCATTCGAACTGCTCAGGCTCATCGTTTTTTGCAGCTATTTTTAATCCAGATTCAAGGGTGCCGGTTACATTTTTACTGCCGTACACTGTCTTTAGAACATCTGTATTAAGCGATTCAATCAATTTAAACTGAAATGTATCCTCTTTGCTTGTTTGTAAAACCAGTACTACATCACCGCCCCATGCTTTCTGATTATCAGTTTCCGGACTGTTTGAGTTAGTTAATCCGTCATCAGAACAGTACCCCAATGATTTAAAAGCTTCATTTAAAGGTGTTTTTGCATCGGTTGGAATTTCTGTTTTTAACGGTGCCACCCAAACAGCACCGCCAACAGATGGTTTTGAAGATGTTACATTACTTGCATCACTTGACATTTATTTTTCCTCCTTCACAAGTTAATAAAAACCGATATCATATACTGCCTGATACCGATATTTCTTTTTGGCTGTATCTGTAAAATCATAATCGGTATTTAACCGGGAATATGATATTTCTTTGAGTTCAGCCAAGTCGTCCATTGCTTTTTTTACCTGCTCATTTAACAATGCAGCTTTATATCTGGTAGATGCATACGACTGTAGAAAAAAAGTGGCTGAGTTAGCAAAATTCACTCTTCCACTTCCTGTTTTGCCTATTACGACATATTCTTCGATATCCCTGTTTTCTAAAAAGACAGGAACAGTTAATTTTTTATTTAGATAATTTAATACAGTTTCTTCAATCACAGATTTCACCTCAGACTTTTAAGCAGTGTGTTGTTTTTGTAGTTATCACTGATTGTTTTTCTGGTATTTGCTCTTACAGAGGCATTCACACGCGATTTTCCGGTAAATGTTGTTACTTCGTAACCCACACCGCCTGCACTTTGGCATGTTGCATTAGCATGTTCAAGGCACACTGCCATCATCTCTTTTGATTTCAGTAGACTTCCTACCCCTTTTCTGTTTAAAACAATTCTGGTTTTAGCCATATCTTTCCACCATTACCTTTTTATTCCAGCAAAGCGGAATATTTTCCTCTATCCCTTCAATAGTGAAACCGAGTACATGCCATCTCTTGCCGAAAAATATAACATCTTTATCTTCCCAAACGCTGTTATCACATTTTGGAATTGCTAAAGTGTACACGGCTTTTTTTCCAGCCAGATCCTGAGCAGTGACAATATCATCAGAAGTTGACGGGGCAACAAGAACATTTTTTATGCACTTCTCGATTTCTTTATACACCGGCTCATTAAAACTGTCTTTACCGGTTTCAATCTTTTCAACTAAGATTACATTTATTCCTTTAATCCCCATATGTCCAGTACTCCTATCCTCTGTCTTCTAAGTCCCAGTCTTGATAATTCACTTTTTTTAATAAACAGCCCTCCACCGGGTACAAGATATGTTCCTGAAGCGGTATATCCCAATGCCGACTGTGAAAACTGTTCCATAGGCTCGCTGTCAGTTGAGGTCATTAAATTTCTTGCGATAATGTCAACTGCAACTGATTTAACTACATTTTCATACACTTCGCCATTTTTTATCATTTCATCAAGGTTCTTTCCGACTTTTTTAGCTTCCTGGCGAAGAGAGTCAGAAACAACCTCCAAAAGTGCTGAGGCCTTGCGTTCTTCTAAACTACTAAGATCTCTGAACAACAGCGAAATATCCTTTAATGTAACGAAAGGCTTCATCATCTTTCACTTCCTTATCCTTCAGTTTTTAAAATTCTGGCAAAAGCATTCTCGTCCATGATTGCCCAACCTAAATAAACTTCTGACCGGATAAAAATCTGATTATTTCCTTTTAAATCTAATCCTGTATTATCAGGATCACCATAAGGAATCACATCCATTAGGATTTCTTTAGCAATACCGTATTTAAAATAGTTTGCAAAATCTCCAACAATTGCCAAATCCTTAGAATCATTAAATGCAACTGTTGAATTGACATCTACGGCTAAACCGCGTAATGCTGAAGTATTACTTCCCCATCCTAATTCTGGAAATTTGGCAGCTCCGTTTTTATACTCGAGTTCACTTAATGAAGTTCTGAATGCTTTTGCTATTGCAAATCCCGAAACTTCAAAATCGTCTGATTCATCAAATAAGGCAATTGCCTTATTGATGTCCTTATCTTCTTCACCGGCAGTTGTTGTAACTGTAAGCGAACCATGATCGAAATGATTATCACCAATCAAGTTAGATGCTTCTTTTGTTCTTGGATTGATTCCATGCATTGCCATAATATCTAATCCTCGTGCAACTTTTTTAGCAAATCCCTCATTGAACGCTTTTAGAATATCAATTTTCTTTTCTTCAGTAGCATACATAAATTCATCTGAAATACGGATACCGTACTCGATTTTGATTGGAACCATTGTTTTAGTGCTGATATCTGCTGATCCTCTTGTTTTCTTTCCTGATTCACCAACGATATTCACTTCATCATCCATTGTAAAGATCATCATTTCTTTACCGTTAAAAGGAAGCGGCTCTTTTTTAGCAAGATTAGCTAATGATGAGTGACCTCTTACCTTTGAAAAAAGATCAGTTACTAATTCTGGTGTAAAAACTGTTTTATAATTTTTAACTTCTAAAATTTTTCCTTCTGACATTTCTAATAACCTCCTAATTTTTTGGCCATTTCTTTATAACCGTTTTCTAATTTTAATTTTTTTTCATCTTCTGCTGTCATAGTATGTTCTGACGATGCTAAAGGCGGAGCAGGGGAATAAAGACCGGATAAAAGCTCCGCATCCGCTCTTATTTCATCTTCCGTTGTTCCTTTAAGTCTGTCCTTTAGTTTCAAAGGAATACCCATATCAATTGCCACTCTCGTTTTTACTGAGTCGGTCTCATAATCAGCAATTTTTTGAATATAACCCTCGATTTCACTGCTATACTGACTGTCTTTATCGCTGATTGACTGATTTAATGTATCAATCTTACTTTGATAATCACTTTTGATAGTTTCTAAATCTTCCGGCGAAGTATATCCCTCGAATTTTTTTAATACATTTCTTTCTTTTTGTTCAAGGCGCTCTTTTAAACGCATTTCAAATTCTTCCTGTGTTGTAATTGCTTTAAATTCTGACATTTCTAATAACCTCCTAATTAACCGTTTAGTGTACGTAAATTTAAAATAATAAAAGCATCCATAAAATAGATGCTTTCGTTAATAATTAACACGTTGTTTCTTTTTTTCTTTAGCTGATGCACATAGCCAGTGTGCAAGAACAGCACTGTCCATCAGTGCTATTTCATGTTCTTCAATTAAGGCTTTATATCCAAAACCGCCATTTGTTCCAATAGCACGCTTAATGCAGTTTGTAACGACCTGTCTTAATGATTCCTGCCCATTATGGCATATATTTTTTAATGAAGTTATGCTCTGTTCAAACATGTTGTTGGCTACTATCACGTCTTTTACTTTAGGAAGCACAATTTTTATTTTTATACCGTACTCCTTAAGATCCTTTTTTAAAACGTCCTGAGCTCCTGCTCCGTCAACTGCAATTTTTTCTATATCTGCATTTTTTAAAAAATTTATGATCCACAGATTTCCGTTTCTCTGACTTTGACAGTCTATGGATTCAATAAATATCTTATCATCTGTTTTGGTTGCTATAGATAATGCAGCATGTCGTCCGTCAGCTCCAAATTTTATTCCAACAAACAGTTTGTTTTTAAAATTCGGTATTTTACTTATTTTCAATGAATCCCATTCATTTTCAGTAAACAGGGATTTTTGTGAATATGACAGCCAGTGACCTAACCTCTGAATATTAAAATCGACATCATCAGTCGTATTTTCATTTTCAATAACTCTTTCTGTAAGTCCTTGCCCTAAAGAGGGATTTGTCTCATACCATGCTTCTCTGTTCTTTGGATCCTGCATCGTATCAACAGACCATTCCGCCCATCCGGTATTTTTCGAAAAACCGCTTAATACCTTTTCTCTTATTTTCTGGAATACTGTACCATGAGAAATAGCTGTTGGCGGAGTACCCAGCATAATAATTTGAGGATTTGAACTCGCTGAAATAGTGTATTTCAACGCTGACTCCTGGTCAATAGTGTACTCCTGTGCTTCATCGATAATTAACAGGTCATATCCTTCACCCAGCCCGCCATTATTTGATCTGGTTCTAAAATTAATCATATGATCAAGTTTATAGGGCTTGTCATTCTCATCTAAAAGTCTGATATTTTCCTGCCCCTTGGCTTTTACCGAAGCATATTTAATATCCATACTGTCTAACAGATATGTAACTGTTTCCCAGACTGAATGAGACGTTGAGATAAGATGAGAGGTATAAATGATTTTTTCACCATTTTTAAGTCCCCATAAAATACGCATTATCACATCTTCAGTTTTACCGTTACGACGCGGTACCGCATATCCATAGGTAGAATGAACCCATAAGCCTTCATCATCGTATGCCATAATATCGTAAATTAGTAGTTCCTGCCATTCCCGGGCAGTTCTGCCGGTTTTGTTGTAAATTTCAACTGCTTCTTTGCCTTTTGTTTTTTTATAAGGCAGCACTAACGAGGTTGTAGGAGTCTGACGGCCAATTCTTTTTGGCTCCATACCTTAACCTCCTATTTTTTTATTCCATAATATACTAAAAACTCATCAAATTCTTTTTTTGCGCTCTTTTTTTCTTCTTCACTAAGCTCTTTGCGCCCGGTAACTTCAAAAGCCGGCGGAGTACTGGTACGAACAATAAATTTATCATGATCGCTCAGTTCCTTATACCGTATTCCTTTCTGTTCTTCTGACAGCTTTCTCCATTCTTCTAGACTTAAGGTCATTTTACAGTTCCTCCATGAAAATATAATAAACACCTTTAATATGTCTCTTTTCCAAGACTATAAAACTGCTGTTTCTTTTATATAATATTTCCTGTTCTTTCTTATTGTATTTTATCAGATTTCTGCCTCGACGACTAGTCCAGAACATCTGAACCTGTCCGTCGGGATTATACAATTCTTTTGAAGCAGTGGAAGATGTAAAATCTTTATACGTAACAGTTTGTCCCGGCTCATGATCAGATAAAAACTTATCTAAATCTGATGAACTGTAAAACTGAACTGATCTGCTGACCCTCCCTTTATAGCTGTCTAGTTTCTCCAATGCGGAATCTAGGTTTTTCACCAGTGTATTCTGCTCCTGATTTAATATATATCCATTTCTTAAACAGTCGTTGATAATATAAAAATCAGATGATATATGACTGTTTACCGCATACTGTTCCATATCTGTTAATCTTTTTTTATCAACTCTGTTTTCCAGGTAAAATCTTTTTCTTTCCTGAAAGGCGTCCTGGTTCTGCCATCTCTTCGAATATACATCCTGAATTTTTTTTGATCCGTCACCAGGATCATATGAAACTGTACAGGTGCAGTTGGCGTGTCTTCTAAATACATTGTTACCGGTATTCCTTACATCCTTGTAGTTATAACTGCCTTCGACCTCACGACACCACTTGCACGCTTTTCCTCTGCAGATCCTTACTATTCGCGGACTTAACCCGCTTTTGTAATGAAAATCAGCATTCTGCTTTACAGAATCATCTACAGTCTTGCGACAGTTATTGCTTAATCCGTCTAAAAAACTTTTTTCTACACTGCTGTATTTTTCACGTGTGCATACATAATTTATGATTGCCTCTGTTCTGGCTTTATCATACTCAGGTTTAACAGCATTTAATCCTATGCCGGCTTTTTTATTTAATGAATGTTGTACAGCACTGCACTGTGCTGCAATATCATCATGACTTTTCTTAAGCATAGGCTCGATTATTCTTTTTGCTATATTGTAATACATCCTGCTGTCGGGCAGCACATCGTCGCTTATATTGTGCCTGAATGCACTTTCCAGACATCTGCCCAGTTCACCTGCATAATCATAGACATCTTCATATGCGGCATTGCCCTTTTTTACTTTTTCTAAAAAAGCATCCAGCTTTTTACTTGATGCTTTTTCATTTTCGTATGTACTTTTTATCCTCTCATACAATTCAGGTGCAATATCTTCCATTACTGTACGATCTCTCCTGCAGTTTTTCCGATTCCAGCATTTTCACTATAATCGATACCTGTTAAATCTCTTAAAGTATCCTTGTCAAAGAATCCCGGTACCGCCTGATTAATTTTAATAGCACCATCACCTATAACAGATAATGTAGACGAATCAGGCTCGAATAACGGTTCCCATTTAGCTTTTGACAAATAAATCTGGTATCTGTCATATTCATAATTATCTCTTAAACACGCAGCAAGATATCCGGCATTTAAAAAACCTACACTGAAAGTTTTTTGCGCTTTTCTAGCGATAAGCCTTAAATTTTCATGCTGCGCTTTTATAGCCTCAACACTTGACGGGTTATCAGTTGAAAATCCCAAATCATCCAAGGTAAGACCTGTCTCGCCTGCAAATAGACTAGCAAACATTTTCAGTTGTTCTACATACGGCGCCATAGACTGCTGTTCAAACTGTCCAACTGTTGGTGAATCACCATCCTCGTCCTTATCGAGCTGAAGCATAGTTGAGACAGTAGCGCGCCATTTGTCCAGAGCCTCAGCATCTGGGCTTAACCCTAGTACATACTTTTGCGGGAAAGAATAAAACTCTGCTGATACTTCTGAACGCTTGAGCGTTCGCATTGCGCTCTGCTGAATACCTATGCAGGCTCTGGATATTCTTGAATGTCCAAACGGTCTTTTTGGATCAGGTCTAAAAATAACCGGAACGAGCAGTGGATACGGGGCTTTGCTTGAAATAAAATAAGGTGCTTTATCTTTTTCATAAAACCATGTACCCTCTTTTATAAAATAAGCCTCCTTGACCGGTTCATCATGAATATTTCTTTCAAGAACAGCATAACCCTCGCTAAGCATGTAAGTAATAGGATCAATTATTCCTGTGGCGTTTCGACCGTCAATTACCTGCATGCGGGGAAATCCGCTTATATCATTTGAAATATATATGAATGAGCACGATGTAATAAGTGCTGAGATAATCGCACTGTCAAAAAGAACATCAGGATTATTTAACTGATATATTTCATTTATTCCGAAATTATCATTTGAAAATTCCCTAAATGAAAGCCTGTCAGCGATTGAATCAACTGCCTTCGCTGACCATCCAAGACAACTTTTTAGCCATATGAATTCTTTAGGCATAGTAATATTAAAATCCCTCATGGTATTCTTCATTTCATAATACAGATACTTTTCTTCATTTCTTGGTCTTTTTGATATCAGTTTATTTCTTAAATATTTCATTCCTAAATATGCCGTCATTTTTTCACTCCTTTCGTCTTAATTTATCCGTGAGAAAATAT